AGTAAANANAAGTTTACAGATAATACTAATATAAATATAACTAATACTAATCTTACAGATAGTAATAAAAAGGCGTTCTTTAAAAAACCAACTGTTGAAGAAGTACATCAATATTGTAATGAAAGGAAAAATAAAGTATGTGCAGATGCCTTTATTGATTTTTACGAAAGCAAAGATTGGATGGTTGGAAGCAATAAGATGAAAAATTGGAAGGCTTGTGTAAGAACTTGGGAAAAAAGAGAAGCAAAGAAACCGAAAACAATGAGTAAGTTAGACGCTCAAATTAACGAATGGCAAAAAGCAAAAGAATTATTATAAATTAAAAAAAAAAGAAATTATGAATGTATTAAGTTTATTTGATGGAATGAGTTGTGGGCAAATAGCACTTAACAAATTAGGAATTAAGTATGACAATTACTTTGCAAGTGAAATTGATGTTAAAGCGATTACAATAACACAGCACAATTATCCAAGCACAGAACAGATTGGGAGCGTAATTGATGTAAAGGGTGATGACTTGCCTAAAATTCATTTGTTAATTGGTGGCAGTCCTTGTCAAAGTTTTAGTAGTGCAGGTAAAGGAAAAGGTTTTGATGGAAAAAGTGGGTTATTTTGGGAGTTTGTAAGATTGTTAAAAGAAACAAAACCTAAATATTTTTTATTAGAAAACGTAAAAATGAAAAAAGAATGGGAACAAGTTATTACTAATGCTTTAGGAGTTAAACCTATTTTAATAAATAGTAGCTTAGTTTCTGCTCAAAATAGAGAAAGATTATATTGGACTAATATACCTAATGTGTGTTTGCCTAAAGATAAAGGTATTAAATTTCAAGATGTCATTAACAAAGACTACAAATTTAAACCCTTAACTAAATGGTTTTTTTCAAAATGGGGAGAAAAACAAAAAATAGATATACTAAGAACTATTAACGCTGAAAAGTCGTTTTGTTTAACGACTAACAAAAGTCATAGTAAAAACTATTATTTAAATGAAGATAGAACAATGGCAAGAATGCTTGAAAGAGATGAAGTAGAAAAATTACAAACTATTCCAAGAGGTTATACTGATTGTGTAAGTAAAACAGCTGCACATCACGCTATCGGTAATGGTTGGACAATAGATGTTATAACTCATATATTTAAGAATATACAATTATGAAACCATTAAAACAAGAAAACTTAAAAGATCTGACTGAAAAAGTCCTAGACTTAGTTGCAAAGACTTCAGTTGAAATAGGACACAGGTCAGATGCTCAGACTTTAGCTTCACTATCTAAAATCTTTGCAGAAGACTTAATACAAGAAAAGCGTTTCGGTAATATGACCTTTAACCAAGTTCAAGACGCTTTTAGACAGGGAGTAAGATTTGGTAAAGACGAACCCTTTTTAAACATCAGAACCTTTTACAAGTGGGTGTATGCTCAGAAGAAGTTAGTAGACAATGCTTACTATGAAGTTCACACTTTAGGAAAGCCAAAAGGAAAGACCTTATGGTATCAAGAACCAATAAAACTATTAAGATGAAATTAACAGATTATGAATTAGAAGATGTAAAGTCTTGGGATTACCCTGATTTTTGTGATGCTTTTATAAGTTATGCAGAAGATGAAAATGGAAAAGAACTTACTGAAGAACAGATACAAGAATGGACAGAAAACAATGAAGAAGAATTTTACGAAATGATATTAAACTTTTTAAGATGATAGGTTGGGTGTTAATAACAGCCGTTGTAATGTGGCTAATAAGAAAATTGAAATGAAGATATTAACAATCGTTTGGGGAATAATAATTTTACTTTGTATTTTAGAAGCAATTTATTGTACTAAGTTTGAAGATGAAATTTGAAAGAAAAGCACATAGAGAAAGACAGAACAAAGCTTTAACTCAGTTTTGTAAACACTTTGATTTGACTTATGGATCACATCAGGAGTATGCTCACATAGACGCAGTTCTATATAACAAAGGAAAAATTACAGGATTTGCTGAAGTAAAAGGAGTTCATAAAAATATAGAGGACGGACAAGATGTTATTGTAGCTATGCGTAAGATAGTCAGAGCTCAAAAGCTTCAAGTCAATAGTGGTAAACCTATAGCAATTATATGGGCTTTTAATAATGCTATTGTCTATGAAAGAATAAATAATTTAAAAGGTATCTTTTATTATGGCGGTAGAGCAGTCAGAGAAGGGAGCACCTTTGACCAAGAAATGCTCATTAAAGTATTAATCAAAAACTTAATAAGAATTGAAGAAAACAATCAGTAAATTAAAAAAGGAACTTGACAAGTGGTTCAGTCTTTACATCAGACTTAGAGAAGCAAACGAATACGGAATGTGTCAATGCTTCACGTGTGGTAAGGTAGGTCATTACAAAAAAGACGGTATGCAGAACGGACACTTTCAAAGTAGAAAGCACCTAGCCACAAGATTTTCAGAAGATGGAAATTGTGAGGTACAGTGTGTAAAATGCAATGTTTATGGGTGGGGCGAACAGTATCGCTTCGCTTTAGCTTTAGATGCAAAGTATGGAGAAGGTAGAGCTGAAGAATTACAATACTTAGCAAGAACAACTTTAAAGATAAGTCGTGTAGAATATGAAGAAAAGATAAGTTATTACAAATCACTTGTTGAAAAGTTAAAAACAGAAAAAGGAATTGAGTAACATTTTTTTTATCTTTGGCGTATGATAGAACCGATCTACTCAAGTGAAGAACACAAGCAGATAATTGAAACCTATATAACAATGTGTACTGAGTTTGCAAAAGATGTAAGTTCTAAAACAAGATACAATAATTTTTTAGATGTAGTAGATGTTATTTTAGAATACCACAACAACTATGGCAAAGGAGTTAGAGAAAATAATTGGTACGATTGGTTAATGATAATACCAACAAACCTTTCAGTAGCTACAAATGGTTTCTTTGCAGGCCTTGAAACTAAAACTAATGCTTCAATAATAAGAGCTTATAAGGTTGTACTTAGTGAAATGGTTTTTGATGTAGTAGATAAAATTGACGCTTTAGAACAAGTAAATGACTGAGATATACGCTGAAATATCTAAGCTAAGTTCTTTCTTTAGAAAGATGTGTTACGGAATAACGCAAGATGAAGAAGCTATTAATGATGCTGTTCAGGAGCTTATGATTTACTTCCTTCAGATGAACCCTGAAACATTAAAAAACATTTATGAAAAAGATGGATTAAAAGGAATTAAAGGTTACGGTGCTGTAGTATTGAGAAGAAGTTTGACAAGTACAAGAAGCCCTTTTTATTATAAGTATAAAAAATATTATACACATATTGATAATTTTAGTTATAACGCTACTTCAACTTTTGATGATGATGGGTATATTTATGACCGTGCTAATAATAAAAATATATCAAACTTACCTAATCAAGAAGAAGAATACAAATGGGAAAAGCTAGAAGAAATTGACAAAGTATTAGATAAACAAACTTGGTATGATAAAAAGATATTCGAATTGTACTACCAAGGAGAGACACTCGATAGCCTAGCTCGGAAAACAGGAATAAGTAGAAACAGTTTATTCACTACAATAGATAAGGTAAGAGATATACTTAAAAAGGAATTAAATGAATAAGTTTTTTGTACCTAACGAAATCTATGAAGATAGAATAGCTATCTGTAAAGGTTGTGTTTACTACAAATCTTTATTAGGAAATTGCTCCATTTGTAAATGCTTTATGAAAGTAAAGGCAAGAATAGCACCTTTGGCTTGTCCTCAGAAGTATTGGGATAAAACAACTGAAGTAGAAACCCCTGAAAGTTTACCGCAGGAAATAGTTGATGAAATATTAGATATGTGGAAAGACTTAAAAACAGGTAGAGCAAAAGACCAAGCAGCTAAAAAAAGAATGATTGAAACTTATAATACAATATACAATACAAACTACAGGCCTAGAACGAATTGTGGATCTTGTATTGCAACGTGCTTTGACGGAATAAAAAAACTATATAAAGAATATGCTAAGGGCTAAATTTAACTTAAATAACAATGCGGTTATTTTCTTATTTTTTTGTGAACCCTTAGCGTATTTAAAACTAAAAAAATAGATATGAAAAGAAATTACAAATCAATCAAGTGGATATTAAACAACCACATTAAAAAGAATGTCAAAAGTCTTTGGACTTGGGAAAATGATAACTTTACTTGTATATTTGAAAACTATGCAGGTGATAGTAGAATATACACACCGCATCAACTATTAAAACTTTTAGATAATGACACAGAACGAGAAACTAATTAAAAACCTAAAAAATATGCCACCAATTGACTTAGATTACAAAGCAACACCTGAACCAAGTTACTACTCAGGAAAGAAGTACGGTTACTCCGCAAGAAAAGTAGTAGAGGACTTTCAGCCTGATAGCTTCAACATAGGAACTGCAATCAGTTATTTATTAAGAGCAGGTAAAAAGGAAGGCAATCCTGCTGAACAAGATATACAGAAAGCAATAAACCACTTACACTTTGAATTAGATAGAATACATAATGACACTTTATAGTTGCGAATGTGGTAAAGAAGAAAAAGAAGTTGGTAAAGCTACAATAGTCCTAAGAGATAAGAAATGGGTTTGTAAAGAAGCTCAATGTAGTTGCGGAAAATGGATGGACTCAGAACCAACAGAAGGTATGCCAAGCCTTAAAAGAACTGAAGCATCATTAAGTAAAAAAAAAAGAGGTGATAAGCTTTGGGCAGGAGCAAAAGAAAAGCTAATAGGAACAAGAGGAGTAAATGAAGACTACTAAAATAAATTAACAAAAATTCTATTATATACTATGAAACAACAAGTTAAGATAAGTAAAGTAAAGGGAAACCCTAACAATCCTAGAATAATTAAGAATGATAAATTTAAAAAGCTAGTTAAGTCAATACAAGAATTTCCTGAGATGTTAAAGCTAAGACCTATTGTAGTTGATGAAGAAATGATTGTCTTAGGCGGCAATATGAGATTAAAGGCTAGTAAAGATGCAGGATTGAAAGAAGTATGGATTGAAGTAGCAGAAGGATTAACTGAAGAACAAAAGAAAGAGTTTATAGTAAAAGATAATGTAGGGTTTGGAGAATGGGAATGGGATATGTTAGCTAATGAATGGGATAGCGTTCAACTTGCTGAATGGGGTTTAGATGTATGGGAAAACCTAGATGACAAAGAACTTGAAGCAGGATTAATAGAAGATGACGAAATACCTGAAGTAAAAGAAAGCAAAGTAAAGCGAGGTGATATTTGGCAATTAGGAGAACACCGAGTTATGTGCGGTGATAGTACAAGCTCAGATGATGTTGCAAAACTAATGAATGGAGAAAAAGCTGATATGGTATTTACAGATCCTCCTTATAACATAGATTTTAAACCACAAAGAGGAACTCACGAAAAAATACTTAACGACTCTATGAGTGATAATGATTTCTCAATCTTTTTAGATGAAGTTTTTAATTGCAGTAAAAATAACTTAAAAGATGATACTTATCTTTTTGTGTGGTGTGGTTGGAGTACAACAGGAGATTTTAAAAAATCACTAATAAAACTATTTGATGTAAAAGCTTTACATATTTGGGTTAAAAATAACTTTGGAATAGGTTACTATTCAAGACCAAAATATGAGCCTTTTTTTTTATGTCTTAACGGAAAGCCTGTAAAACCAAAAGTAGCACCTGCTGATGTATGGGAGTATGCTAAAGTACACAAGACAATACATTCTTGCGAAAAACCTGTTGGTTTAATTATTCAAATACTTGACACTTATTTTTTAAAAGGTTTAGTAATAGATTTATTTTTAGGAAGTGGCTCAACACTAATAGCAGCAGAAAAAACAAATAGAAAATGTTATGGAATGGAATTAGACGAAAAATATTGTGATGTTATAATAGAAAGATGGGAACAATTTACAGGACAAAAAGCAATAAAGAATGGAACAGAATAGAACAAAGATAAACAAAGAGAGATTACTCAAAGCATTAGAATCAAGTCTAGGAGTAATAACTACAGCTTTAAAAGCAACTGACCTAAGTAGAACAAACTTTTATAAATGGCTAAAAGAAGATGAAGAATTTGCAGAACAAGTAGCTGAAATAGAAAACATACAACAGGACTTCATTAAGTCTAAGTATTATGAATGTGTAAAGGATAAAGTACCATCAGTTGTAATACACGCTGCAAAGACTAGGTTAGGTTGGAATGAAACAAATAGAGTAGATATAACTTCAGGTGATAAGGTTATCAATATGCCTGTAATAACATTTGTTGAAACTGATACTGAATAAGAAATACAATCCTTTATTTTCATCTGATGCTCGTTACTTTATAATTACAGGCGGTAGAGGTTCAGGAAAGTCTTTTGCTGTTACAGTCTTTCTTACTTTACTGACTATGACTAAAGGGATAAGAATTCTCTTTACTCGTTATACTATGACTTCAGCTCACTTGTCAATCATTCCTGAGTTCTTAGAAAAGATAGGGCTACTAGGTTTTGATGAAGTCTTTAACATTAATAAAGCAGAAGTAGTAAATACAAGCAATCAATCAGACATTCTGTTTAGAGGTATTAGAACATCAGCAGGTAATCAAACAGCAAGTTTAAAATCTTTGCAGGGTATTTCAACTTGGGTGCTTGATGAAGCAGAAGAATTAGTTGACGAGAATATCTTTGATACTATTGATTTAAGTATAAGAGAAAAGAACATACATAATAGAGTAGTATTAATATTAAACCCTGTTACAAAAGAACATTGGATATACAAACGCTTTTTTGAGGACAAAGGAGTTGAAGGCGGTTTTAACGGCTTTAAAGACAATGTATGCTATATACATACTAGCTACCTAGATAATATAATAAACCTCTCACAGAGCTTCCTAGAGCGTATTAAGAGCATAAAGCATAGGAACTTTAAAAAGTATCAGCACAAAATACTTGGAGGTTGGTTAGACAAAGCAGAAGGAGTAGTCTTTGAGAATTGGTCAATAGGAGAATTTAATCCTGACGGCTTACAAACTTCTTGCGGTATGGACTTTGGTTTCTCAGTAGACCCTGATAGTCTTACGGAAGTAGCTATAGACAAGAAGAAACATAAGATATATTTAAAAGAGCATATCTACAGAAATGGATTGAAGTCAAATGAGTTGGCACAAATCATATTAGAAAAAGTAGGACAAACTTTAATTATCGGTGATAGTGCAGAACCAAGACTAATAGCAGACCTCAGACATTTGGGGGTAAATATCAAACCTGTAAAAAAAGGAACTATTGAAAGCGGCATAGCTCGTATGCAAGACTATGAGCTTATTATAACTCCTGAGAGCACTAACATAGCCAAAGAGTTAAACAATTATATCTATGCAGACAAAGGCTCTAAACTTTATGTAGACAACTACAATCACGCAATTGATGGGGTTAGGTATAATGTAATTTATCACCTAGACAACCCTAACGCAGGGAAGTATTATGTGCAGTAAACTAAAAACAACAAATTTCTATTATATAACAGATGAAAGTAAAAGTTAAAAAAGAAGGTAAGGTAAAAGAGTTCAAACTTATTAGTAGTTGGGAAGATGTAACTCTAGAGAAGTGGTTAAAGCTTATTGATTTTGAAACAGGTACAAAGACTGAAGAAGCAACAGAAACAATAGCAGCGTTATCTAACATTCCTAAGCAGTTAGTAAAGGAATTAGCTTTATCAGATGTGGCAGTATTAATGAGCAAGTTAGCTGAGCTACAGCAAAAGCAAGATACTAACCTTAAAAGGATTATTGAAATAGAAGGAATTGAGTACGGCTTTCATCCTGATTTGGACAGTATAACATTGGGGGAATATGCAGACATAGAGACTTTTATTAAAAACGGAGTTGAAAATCATTTAGCAGAGTTAATGGCTGTATTGTATAGACCGATAAAAGAAAAGAAAAATGACATTTATATTATTGACGCTTATGATGGAAATATTCGCATCAGGACAGAAGAAATGAAGAAGATGTCAGCTCAACAAGTACAGGCAGCTCTTTTTTTTTTCTACAATTTCGTGAAAGAATTGTCAGCGATTTTGCCATTGTATTTGATGGAGCGGCTGAAGGAAACGAAGACGCAATAGCAACAGAGAGCTTTGCAGAGAAGTGGTCGTGGTTTGGAGTTTTTTATAGATTGTGTAATGCTGAAATAGTAAATTTAGAAAGAATAACGAATTTAGGGTTGTTAGAGTGCTTGACTTGGTTAAGTTATGAAACAGACTTAAATTCTCAAAATAAAGTTAAAAGAAATGGTGAACAATAAAACATATAATAATGTAGTAAATTTTTTGCTAAGACTTGGCGAGTATCACGACCAAATAAGCACAACTTCAGTAGGAGACATTTACGACATCAATCTTGAAAAGATGGAGAAGTTTCCGCTAATGCACGTAAATCCAACATCAGTAACTACAGGTGATAGTCAATTGACATACAACTTTCAGGTGTTTATTATGGATATGGTATCTGAAAAGTCAGATTGGCAAACTAAACAACATCAGCTTTTAACTAAGTTAGTAGACAGAGAGAATAACGAACAGGAAGTATTCAATCAGACACTAGGTATTTGTACAGATATTATTGGAATGTTAAGACATAGTTCAAGACAATCTATAGA